TAATTAAGTAAACCGGGAGGGGTAATACCCTCCCACATTTTTAACAGAACAGAAAGGAAAAGTATTATGACGGAAGAACAGAACAAAAAAGTATCATTAACGAGTTTATTAACTCCAAGCAAAACAGTAACAGTTGATTATCCAGGTATGGATGGATTTACTGTAGATTTATGCTATCTCGCAAGAGAAGAACTAATCAAATTAAGAAATCGTTGTCTAGCACAAAAGTTTAATAGAAAAACAAGAGCTTTTGATGAACAACTAGATGAAAACAAATTTTTAGTTGAGTATGTAAAAGCAGTAATCAAAGGGTGGAAAGGCTTAAAGTATTCTTACTTAGAAGAGCTTCTATTGGTGGATATCAGCAGCTTAGACCCAGAAGATTATCTTGAATTCTCTCTAGATAACGCAGAAACTCTAATGAGAAACGCTGCAGACTTTGATACCTGGGTGACCGAGGTAACAGGGGAACTAGAAAATTTTACGAAGACCAAGTAAAACAGATACTTGGTTTATTAGATAAACATTACAAAGAAGGACAACTACCTCTGGACACTTATTTAGATATATGTGAACAAAGAGGAGTAGCTCCTGACTTTGATGAAATGCCACCGACTATGGAAGATTATCCTTTCGAAGTTCAGGTGGCTTTTTTATTGCACGATTTATTACCAGATAGATGGGATGGAATGAGTGGTTCATATTTTGGAAAAGATATGGCAGCACTTAATACATTATTAGATGCATGGGAAGTTACTGATAAAAAGACTACTATTTTTTGGATAAAAAATATAGAGTCTAAAAATAGTGAAAAGATTAATAAAAAATTAGAGAGAAAAAGAAGAGCCTCAAAAAGTGCGGCAAAAGGTCCGGGAATTAACTCGGCAAACTTGAAAAGATAATGGCAAAAACAATAAAATTAGCAGATTTAATATTTAAAGTAAGCGATGATGGCAGTCTTAAAGTATTTGAAGGGGAAGCTAAAAGAGCAGGTAAAGCAACTGATAAGCTTGGTAAAAGTGCACAAACAACAGATCGTAACCTTAAAGGAGCTAGTAGACAGTCTTCAAATTCTTCTAAAAACTTTTCAAAAATGGCACAGGGCATACAGGGTGGACTTGTTCCTGCATATGCTACACTAGCTGCATCTATGTTTGCTGTTAGCGCCGTATATAGAGCGTTTCAAAATGCCGCAGACTTTTCAGCCTTACAAGCTTCTCAAGAAGCCTATGCAGCTTCTACTGGTGTTATGATGGGTTCAGTCTCTAAATCATTACAAGCAGCTTCACAAGGTCAGCTAGACTTACAAACAGCTGGTGCTTCTGCAGCTATTATGATTGCGAAAGGCTTTACAACAGACCAAATAGACCAAGTGGCTCGTGCTTCAACAGCAGCAGCACAATCTTTAGGTAGAAGTTACGAAGATACTTTTAATCGTATTGTACAAGGTACAACAAAAGCAGAACCAGAACTTTTAGATGAACTAGGTATTACTTTAAGACTTGAAACTGCTACGCAAAAGTATGCTGATGCAATCGGTAAAAACAGAGATGAGTTAACAACCTATGAAAGGTCACAAGCTGTTTTAAATGAAACTTTAAGACAAGCCGATGAAAACTTTGGAGCTGTTGCAGGTAGAGTACCTGTAAATGCTTTCAATAAACTCGGAACAGTTATGACAGATTTAACTATGGCATTTCAACAATTTCTCACACCTATCGCAAATTTCTTTGCCAATATTCTAGGAACTAATGTTTTAGCTGCAGTAGCTGCTTTAGGGTTATTTGCGTCTGCTATAATAAGCCAAGTTGTGCCTAGTACTGAAGAAATGATTACTAATATAGATGAGTGGTCAGGTAAGCATACCGCTGCTTATGATAAAGCTGTTGCGGATATGCAAGAGTATAGTGCAGAACAGAAAAAAGCTTCTATGGATGTAGAAACAGGTAGAGCCCAAGGTAAAGAAGATTTAAGTAGAAGCGCACAAACATTGGGCAAAACAGATTCTCCTGTATTAAAAAGAGCGCAAAGAGGCACTATGGTTGGACCAGATAAACATAATCTGAAAAAAGCATTGGACTCTGCAGAAATGCAATATAAAAAACACGGTAAAATTGTATCTGGTATATTTAAAGGAAAAGATATACAAGTTGTAAGAAGCATGAAGAAAAGTTTCACACAAATGAATATGAAAACTAAAACTTGGAGTCAATCAACTAAGGCAGTAGTTAAAAAAGTACAACTAGGATTTAAGGTAGCTGCAGCAGGTATAAAAGCAGGGTGGCAAGCAACAATGGCAGGTATGGGAAAAGCTACTGCAAGATTTGGAGCTTTTGCTGGTAAAGTTATGGGTAAGGCTGGTACTATTGGTATTATTATCATGGTTTTTCAAGTAATTATGGGTATGGTAAATAATATTGATAAGATAATTATTGGTAGTATGACAATGATTGGAAAACTTATTGATGGCGTTATATTTATGGTGGAGAAACTATTAAACGTACTATCAAGCCTACCTGGTCCTATGGGAAAACTTGCAGAAATAGCTAAAAATGGGTTACCGGAAGCTGGAAAATTTACTGAAAAATTTAAAGAAATGGGCAAGTCTTTTGTAGAAGAAAAAGGAATTGGTGAATTTGCTAAAGGCCGTAGAGAAGGAGCAAGTGCAAATGAGACAATGAATAATTCTTTAGATGCCACACAGGAAAAACTTACAGCTATAAACGCCATAATAGATGCTTCAAAAGATAAACCAAAGTCATATTTAAAAGGTTTAGAGTTTCAAGCAAATGCATTAAGTACTTCAGGTATAGCAGGAGAGATTACAAGATTAAGAAGTATGCAAACTGCAACAAAATCCGAAGAGGCAGGTGGAGGAGCTTTATATAGTACAGAAAAACTAGAAGAACAAGAAGCAAAAGTAAGAAGTTTATTTACACAATTGAAAAAAGTAGTACCAGGATTAGAACAGTTTGGAGACATATTAAACCTTGATATTAAAGCTCTAATGGACTTCACAACGGAAACAGGCAATGCAGGAAACACTTTAAATGAAATGAAACAAGTATCAGAGAGCTCTTTAGCAAGAAGAGCAGAAGCAGCAAAAGGATTAGCTAGTGGTTTCTTTGATAAAGAGTTAGCGGACTTAACAAAAATACAAATGCAATATGCTAGTTTAACAGATGCATCAGCAACTTTAACAACAACACAGACAGCAGAACTTGCAAAAATATTAGGAGTATCTGAAGGCACTATAGCAGGAAGCTCAATATCAGATATACTAGCAGTAATACAAACTAAAACTTTAGAAACACGAAGTCTGATAGATAGAACTAGAAAGCTTTCAACAGATAAACTACAAAATCAACTATCAGGAGCAAGTTTTGGCTCTAAAAAAGATGAGTTTACTAACCAGCTAAAACAAGAACAAAAGATGAGAGATTTTGGACTACAACAAGAAGGCATAGCAATCAAACTATTAGAGTTACGAGAAGCAGGAAAAGGATTAGACGTGACTAAAACAGCTGCAAATGATGTATTAATTAAACAAGAAGAATTAAAATTATCAATAATACAAAAACAAATGAAAGAATACGAAAGGTCAAATACAGTAGTAGGACAGTTAAACGATACTTTCCAAGATGGATTAGATAATATGTTTAAAAGTATAATAGATGGAACAGCTTCAGCTAAAGATGCTTTCAAACAATTAGCTGTAGTAGTAATTCAAGAAATGCAAAGAATACTTGCAGTGCGTATGGCAGCATCTATTATTGAAGCAATGACAGGTATGTTTATGAATTCTACCTTTAGAGACGATGGTTCTACAGCAGACGCATTAACATATTTGCCAAATATTACAGTACCAGATATTGTCCCACCTGCAAGATATGGTGGAACTTTTGGAAAGAAAGGATATGCAAGTGGTGGAATAGCAGACGGACCTCAATCAGGATATAATGTACTTATGCATGGAAGAGAAGCAATCGTACCACTACCAGACGGCGACAAAATACCTGTACAACTTACAGGAAAAGGACAAGGACCAGTAAATTCAGTTATAAATGTTACTGTAAATAATGAAGGCGATACAGAAACTTCAGCAGAAGAATCTACAGCATTAGGCGAAGCAATTCAAATGGCAGTAACTAGAGAAATATCAGAACAACAACGACCAGGCGGCTTACTTAGCCCAATTTAATACTTATGGCAATAGGATTTAGCACAACATCAGACCACGGAAATAGACAAGTAGTTCCAGATAAAGGTTTAACTTCAACTGAAACTCCAAGAGTTCTTATGGCATCTTTTGGCGACGGATATGAGCAAAGAATAGCAAATGGAATAAATTCTTTAGAGCAGACTTTTTCGTTAAGTTTTAAAACAAGACCAAAAGCAGAGATAGATGATATAATTGCTTTCTTTGTAAGTAGAAAAGGAGTAACTGCATTTAATTATGTAGTATCTGATAGTAATGTTGGAGGTTCCGAAACAACTTATAAAGTTGTCTGTGATAAATGGACAAAAACATATGCCTATGATGATTTTTATAGTGCAACAGGAAATTTTAGAAGAGTATATGAAGCATGACAGACCTTATTGTTAAAGATTTACAACAGCAAGACCCAGGTTCAGACTTTATTGAATTATTTGAACTGCAACTTGATGCCACAACTTTATACTTTCATTCTGGAGTAGAGGAAAACTTATCTACAATTAAATTTAGAGATGATGGAGGGACAGTGCGTTCTTATGTAGCTTTACCTATGCAAGCAAAAGGATTCAAATCCGACCCTAAAGGCACGAGTGCAAGACCTTCCATTAGCTTTGCAAATATTAATAATGTACTAAAAAACGCTACAGGAGACTTCGATTCTATACTAGGAAGTAGAATAACTAGAAGAACAACACTTAAAAAGTATTTAGATGATGGTACAGGCAATAGTTCAAATCCTGCAATACAGTTCCCTAAACAAATATTTCTTTTAGACAGAATAGCTAGTAATAGTAAAACTGCAATTACTTTTGAATGTGCTACACCTTACGACTTACAAGGAATTAAAATACCAAAAAGACAAGTGATTGCAAATGCTTGCCCCTGGACTTATCAAGGTGCAGATTATACATTAAATGAATATGAAAAAGTAGGTGGCTGCACTTGGAATAGAGAAAGCAAATATAAAGCTTCTTATAATTTAGCAATGAATGGTGGAACCGAATACGTAGCACTCGTAAACCTAGATGACGAATACGTAGTTCCAGCAACAGGAGAAACTGGAGCTGTAACATTCTCTAGTACTGTATCTAGTATTTCAGCAAATGGCTACTATACTACAAATACTACTTTAGGTGCAGTAGTACGAAGACTAAGTAAAGATGGAAGTATAGATACTTCTGTAGATGGAAACACTGTACCAAATTACTGGCAAGCTGCAAAAAGTTCAAGTAGCCCAGGAACTTTGAATGATAATAATGTTCTTGTAAACAGAGTAAGAATTTGGGATACATATAGTGCTTCAACAACTTACTATGCTTACACAGATGATAGGTACAATGACTTTGTTAAACATACTTCAGGTGGTTTAACAAAACTATGGAAAGCTAAGAAAACATCTGTGGGACAGACACCAGAATTAGGCGACTACTGGGAAACTGGAGATATTTGTTCAAAAACAATGACAGCATGTAAAATGAGATTCGGGTTCGATCCTGTATCTGTAGGGACTGCTACTAGTACTGGTAAGAGCAAGCCTAACACAGAGGTAGTATTACCCTTTGGAGGATTTCCAGGCTCACAGAAATTCTCTTAATGAGATTTTTAGATGAGATGTATAAAGCGGCTGAAGAGTCTGCTCCCGGGGAAATGTGCGGACTTGTAGTCCGACAAAATGACACAGAAAAATGGATTTTGTGTGAAAATATTTCCGAAGATAAAAATGACTTTGAAATTGACGCAAAGATTTTCGTTCAATATCAACTTACTTCAAAAATATTATATGTAGTGCATAGTCATTACAGTCAGAAAAATTTAAAAGCAAGCATCTATGATGTGAATAATTGTAACGCGGTGAATATACCTTACTTAATAATAGGATATCCACAAAAGGAATATATAATAGTAAAACCAATATGACAAGAACAATATACTTACAAGGAAAAATGGGAGAACTCTTCGGAGACGTCTGGAATCTTAATGCAGCAACTGTAGCAGAATGTATGCACGGTATTGACTGCCAAAGAGAAGGAAAGTTGAAACAATACTTACTAGACTGTACTGAGAAGGGAATAAAATTTACAGTTCAAAGAGGTAAAGAGCTTCTTGACTATGATAACTTACAGATGGATTTAGGCGAAGACGATTTAATTATTTCTCCAGTTCCTGCAGGTTCTGGAAATAAGTTATTAAAAGTAATAGTAGGATTTGTTCTTATGGTAGGGGCAGCAATGATACTAGGCCCTGGGGGAGTAATAGCTACGAAAGGATTAACAGGTATGGCTGCTGCAGGTTATACCGCTTTAGCAGTAACAATGGGTATGGTAGGTTCCGTACTACTTAACGCGGGTGTAGCAGAATATATGGCACCTAAAAAACCTGGAGAAAAGGGAGACGCTTTCCTTTTTGACGGTCCTGTTAATACAACTAAACAGGGAATTCCAGTGCCTTTAGCTTATGGACAGTTACTAGTTGGAGGAGCTACAATAAGTTTTGGCTTTACAGACAATGAAGTAACTTCTGCTTCAGGTTTTACATTTTCAAATTCTACAGGAGGCACTTACTCAGCTTCTGCAGCTACTCCGCCTAACTCAGCAACACCAATAATATCAGAGTCAACTACACCTGCTACAATACCAGCAGCAAAGCCAGAACATATAGACTGGAATTTTGATAAAGGAGAACTATAATGGCACGACAAATAATAGATGAGAATGGAGAACCTGTTATTATCATAGGAGAAGATTCTTCAAGTACATATAATTCTTTTGGTTTAAAAACAGCAACAGAAAAACAAAGCGCTGTTGTAGTAGATATACTGTCTGAAGGCCCTATACAAGGCTTAGTTGACGGAGCTTCTTCAGTACAACTCAATGGAGTACCAATTTTAGACCCTATAACAAAGCAATCATACTCTGCCGCAGTTTCTAGTAATGTAAGTTATACCGCAAGTTCAAGAACATTAACAGATAATACTAATACTTTATTTGCCAATAGAGGAATTAGTGATGGAACTTATAAAATACAAATAGAAGGTGGATTGAAAGCAGCTTCAGGGTTAATAAGTACTACAGCCGGATTAAGCACAGTAACCTCTAGCTCTAATTTTTTTGCAGAAGACCAAGTAAGTTTTAATGACGAGTCAAGAACTTTGACTATACCAGGTGCAGGGTCTGGAGGTTCTGATTATAAGGGAAGAATTGTACAGTTTATTAATGCAACAAGTGTATCTGTAGAACCTGCCCCTTCAGTTTCAGTATCAGGAGCTAATGCCACTATTGATTTAGTAGGAACTGTAGCTTCCATTTCTAACAATACCGCAGTTTTAGAAGGCAGTGGTACGATCGGTATTAATGTATCAAATGTTAAAACAAATTTAAGTACTCCAGGAGTGAGTGCAGCTATAACTTCAGATAGATGGAACTTTGAAGACGCAGGTTTTGCATTTCGATCAGGTACTAGAGACCAGTCAGTTTTAGCCTTACCAGGAAATGTCGGTACAAACTCACTTACTACTAATGCAGGAGTTACTTTAAACACTACTGATTTTAATGCAATTACACACAATGGTTCTGCTATTTTTCCAAATAATTATGTTACTGCAAACGGAGTAAGTAATTGGAGCAGGGTAGAAGAACCAGATGCAAGTCGTTTAGTTTTTACAAGTGATGGAATGGGAGTACCTTCTCCAGGAGAAGTCGATGCTATAAAAATAACAATAAAGTTCCCAAATGGTATGCTAGCGCAGAAACCAGGAGATGGACATGAAGGAACAGGTTTTGCAGAGTTTCAGATTCTTTTTGAATACTCTGTAACAGGCAACTTTGATGATACAAAAACTTATGTAGCTTATGGACATTCAGATGCTCAGCTACAAAGTAGAGCAGCTTTACCTGGTAGAAGTGCAGATAGTTTTGGAGGAAAAGCAGGAACTCATAGTACGACAGGTACAATTAGAAAGAAAACTAAAACTCCCTTTGTGCAAACATTTAGTTGGAGCGTCGCTTCTTTGCAACCCTTTACTAAGTATAGAATTAAAATAGCAAAAATAACACCTACTAATGGATTTAATGAAAGAAGATATTGGTATAATGCTACACAACTTCAATCAATTCAAAATATAATTACAGATAAAACTTCTTACCCTTATACTGCATACGCAGCTACTATATTTGGTGCAAAAGATTTTT